CCGACACCTGTACCAGCAAGCGCGATGTTAAGAGTCTTGTTAGGTAAACCACCTTTCGTGATTTTGTTGAAATATTCGAGATCGAATTCAATTTTGTCCTCCTTGCGGTGATAAGATTCGTATCTTTCTTCATAGTCTTGTAGGTAGTCATGTCCAATATGATTATCAAAAGAGACAGCAAGTGCCTCAGAAAGGATGCTAGGGATAGCATCACGATTTTTCTTCTCATCATTACCATCGGCAATGTGAATAGATTCCATCAATGCAAGATAAATGGCACGGTCACGACACCATTTTTCAGTGGTATCCAATAACCACTGACTCTCCACCAAAGAATTATGTAGGGAATTTACAATGTCTCTAGATTGTTTGATCTCATCTTCAGTAAGATCTGTACGATTCTCAATCTCAATCTGAAGAGCTTCTTGAGTGATAGTGGAGTTGTACTTTACAATAAAGTGAACTATCTCTTGAAAGATAGTCTTTTCCGTCTTAACTTCAAAAAAATCTGGTTGTATAAAAGGAATTACCTTTCTTGCATAGTCTTCATCAAAAACAAGGTTTCTTAGAATGGTTGTTTCAATTCGTTCCATAAGAGAATTCTTTTCTCGCAATTTCATCAAGTTGTTGCATCACTTCGTCAGTGAAGTATTCTTCAGGATCTTTTAAGATTGCCTTCGCATAGACTTTTTTACCGTTCATTTCATAACGACCTGCCACATTTTTCCACAAACCTCCCAGTTCACCCAACTCAAGAAGACCATAGTATCGATCGAGACCACGCTCATCGTAATAAAGACGCACCGTAACATCCTTATTCTCCTTACTTAAACGCGACTTAGCAGTCTTTGCCTTGATAAGATTTCCGACGATTTCTGTTCCATCCTTTTCTTTCTTTTTGCTGAGATAGATGATTGTAGACGCAGCATACTTAAGTCCACTGCCTCCACCCATTTCTTTTGTAGGAACATAAGAACCGATAACATCGTAAGTGTGATTTGTAACAATCATAGGAATGTTTGCTTGTCCTAATTTGAGAGTAAGCATCCTAAAGGCACCCTTAATGAGTTGGGATTTAGTCATATCCCGAACTTGCTTATCATTAAGTGCGTCGGTAATCTCCTTCTCAGTGGAAAGCATCCCCAAAGAGTCTAGCACAAACATGAGAGGTTTGCGTTCATCTTCAGGTTTTTTTAGATATATATCTACTGCCTTAAGTGCTTTACTACGGAACTCTTCAACAGTAACAACATTTACAACTACAGTTCTTTCTAGATCTACCCCACGACTTGCGAGTAGAGACTTATTAACAGCGGCTTCAGTGTCAAAATATAAACACATCCCATCAGGATTAGAATCCAAAAAGTTCTTGACGACAGCCAAGCTAAAGAAAGTTTTGCCAGTGCTAGACTCACCAGCAATGGCAGTAATCTTATTCCCAGATACACCGCCAAATATAGACCCTGAAACAAGTCCGTTAAAAATATACGAACCTGTGTCCACATATGTTTCAGTTTCGTCAATATCTGCTGCGAGTTTTGTGTAGTCATCTCCAATTTCTTTTACTATATCTTTTAGGAAGTCCATTATGCAAAAAATAATTCTAGGTTTACAGTTTTTTCAACACTCCATCCAATGGCATCAAGAATTGCCTTGAGTGGTTCTACAAAACTCTTTTCAAATTGTAGGTCATAGTCAAGGTACTTGTCAAGACCAAGTTCTTTAGGAAAATCTTGAATGAACGAAATAACATTCTCTTGAATAATATTTGGTTTTTTAAGATAAATGAATTTTATCTTTTCACCATTATTAATTAAAGAATACTTATTAGTTAGTTTATGCTCTTTTATGTAGTGATTGAAAAGAAGTGCTCCACGGCAATGAATCGGTGTTCCCTTTACATAGATGTCTGAATGAGATCTATACTTTACAACATCAGATACTGAACGTGGAAATGCAATTTCTTCTGGTGGTAGTGATTTGAACTTAACACGACAATCATCAATAAATTTGATGACATCATCTTCGGTTCCATTCATCATCAATTTGAGTCCATCTTTAATCATCTGACGACAAGGTGCCGGTGTAGATGATTTAACTGCCTCAATACCCATCATCTTCAGTTTTGGTTCGGTGTACTGAACACCCTCACTGTTCCAGACATTGAGAATATAACGCTTCTTCGCAGTCCAAATACCACGTTCGGCAATATTCTCACGTTTCATGATCATTTTTTGTTCATATGCCTGAACGTAATTCGCAAGGTCCGAATAAGATCGTTCGATGAATGGTTCCAACTTGTCCTGACAGATCTTGTCAAGTATCGAAACAATTGCTGTTTTATCGCCAGACTTACCACTAAAAAATTTATTAACAAGAGGTCCCATATTAAGATAGATGGAGTCAGTGTCAGATGCGATGACATAATCCTCCCCCTCTGTTTGTAAAAGTTTATTTAGGTAACCGTTCATACGATTTTCAATCCATCGAATTGAAACTTGACCTGAGAGAGTAATTGCTTCAGCATTTGCCAGTTTATAATACCTAAAATACTGATTACCAATAGCACCATATGCAGAGTTGAGCTGAATCTTTCGTGCCATCTGAATGTTGTTACATCGGGCAATTTCTTTTTCCAGTGCCTTCGTCGGAGTTTTTTCATAATCTTGTTTTGCCTGAAGCATTTTCTTTTTATAGACGGTTCGATCCTTGTAGATCTTTTCCATCAATTCTGGCAAGAACCCACGAACATCCTTCCGATACATGGCACCATTGGCACATACCGCATTGTCCTTATACATCTCAAATGTCAGTTCCTCATTAAGTATCTTATCAACGGTGGCGGAAGGGTGTTTTTCCTCAAGTAATGTCTCCGGGGAGATATTATATTGCATGATAAGGTGAGGGTAGAGACTATTAAGGTCAAAACTAACCACCCAGTCATACTTTCCCGGAATCGGTTCCTTGACATATGCTCCAGCGTATTTGGAATCCTTGTCAGAACGTTCCTTAGGAGGAATAACAATATTCCTCTTCTTCAGATAGTTGTAAATGATCGTATCCCACATACGAACCTGTGAGAAGACATCGGCATAGTTTGCCTTGGCATCATATGCCATCGTAATCGCAAGTTCAATCAGTTTCATCTTGTCTTCCAAACGGTCAACAAGTTCCACGTCAATGATGTTGTACTCTACAAACTTCTGCCATCCATTTGTATAGAAGTCCTTGAACGTATCAAACTCGGAGTGATCGAGTTTCTTTTGTCCTAGTTCAATACTGGCAATATAGTCCAATCGATAGGACTCTTGTGCCTTATAAGTAAACTTCTTATAAAGATTCAAATAATCAAGTTGAGTGACACCACCAATGTCATATGCAATATTCTTTCTACCTACAATATAAATCTCACGCTCAGTTACTAATCCCCATGGAGAAAGTCTCTTCATGAGTTTCTCACCGAGAATACGATCAATACGTCGAACCAAATAAGGAATATCATACAGTTCACTATTCCAACCAGTAATAACTTCGGGTGTATTGCCCTCAATCATCCACCAGTTGATAAAATCCGTCAACAGTTCATGTTCTGTACGAAATCCTTTATAGATAACGTTCTCTTGATTATTTAGAAATTGACCCCTACCCCAAGTACGAATTTGTTTTGTAGAGTAATCTTGAATTGTAATGAGGAGAACTTCTTCTGCAGCAGATTCTACGTCTGGGAATCCATTCTCTGATGCAACCTCAATGTCAATGGTGGCAATTTTGATCTTGCCGGTATCAAACTTAATCTCTTCTTCTGGATACATCTCAGAAATATATTGATAGATGTATCGATCATTTCCATAGATCTTAAAGTTATCTACACCATCATATCTTTTAATAAACTCACGACAGTCACGAACAGTTCCGGGTTCTATGGGTTCTACATACTCACCCTGTAGAGTTTGGTATTTTGTTTTTTTATTTGACTCAACAAAAAGAGTCGGGTAAAACTTCTCTCGGGTTGCGAAATGACGACCATTTTCATAACCTCGGACCAAGAAGTGATCCCCGACCATTTGAACATTAGTATAAAAACGCATTATGCAATAGCTGCTAGATACTCATCAATAAGTTTACCGTTTGGTTCTACAAAAGTTAGAACATCTGCCGATCGAATTAAAATTTCATCTTGATTTGTGAAGGTCAACCAAGGTTCAATATATTCCTTGGTTTCACTATCAGTATTAATACCAATAACAATTCGATATGGTTTAATAACCTTGCAGTCTGGTTCTCCAATCTCACCAAACATTTCTTGAACTTCACCAATCAGAATTTTATCATCTCTCAATAAGATGCATTGTATGTTTTTTTCCATGGTCTTAGTTTTCTCCAAATAGTATAGCAATAAAAAAGAGGGAAGTCAACTGGATTGTGCCAGTTTTCCCTCTATGCGGCGACGATATTCTCTATTATTTAGAGGTAATCTTTCCGTTGATGATGTTCAGGAACAATCTTACCGAGTGTAATACTCAGTAACCCATCCTCAAAAGCAACTGATCTAACTTCCGTTTCATCTGAGAGGGTCCAAGATCTGGTGAAAGATCTCTGAGCCACTCCTCGGTGGACATATTCTGTTCCGGACTCTTTGTCTTCTTTTTGTCCTTCGACAAAGAGTTTACCGTCTTGCGTGTAGACATAAACTTCTTTCTTTTTGAATCCTGCTAGTGCTAGTTCTAGTCTCGATTCTACGTTGCTGACCGTGACTAGGTTATATGGAGGATAATTGCTTGTCGTCTCATGCAGCGTCGTGAGACGATCAAAGTAATCTTCCATACCAATGCTGTTTCTATTTATAAGATCTAGAAACTGATTCAAATTGGCAGCGTTATACTTCATTAGGCTTCCCATTGTACTTCTCCTTTTAAAGCGAGATTTGATTGTGTGGACCCCGAAGGCATCCATAAGTATATATTAGCACAGAACATAAAAAGATGGGTGGTGCAACCCCTACTTTTTTATTCGGTCTCTACCTCATTTTTTAGTAACTTTTATACGATATGGTTTTTTTGATTGAACCGATCCAGAAATAAAGATAATTTTATTAAGATCCATTATAATTTTTTCTTCCGAATATTCTTCAATATTTAAAAATAAATTCATAATGTCATTTAAATCATCAGAATAATTTGGATATTGTTCCACCATTACTTTGTAACATTCATATACCCCTCTACTAAATTTTCCATTTTCAATCATAAATCTCACACTAAGATTTCTAAAAAAACATTTAATATGAGATCTAATGACATCACAATTAATATTTTTTTTATCTTGTCTTATATTAAAAATACCCTTATCTACCCAGTAATCATACTTTTCATCTATCCAACTAATCATTTCAGATTTACTTTTTTTTAATATGGATAAATCTTTTTCACCATAAACCTTTTTAGAAAGAAATCTCAAATGAGATCGTGATTTATCAAGAAAAAAATCTAAATGATCAATTCCAATGTCAGGATAAACAGAAAATCCATAAGAAGATTTCATTATTTTCATTATTTCATCACTACATTCTTGAGTTAAAAATGAATGTGATTTGAAAGATTCATTTTCATGAACAATGACCATATCAATATCCATCGTATTTTTATCTATTACATTCCTTTCTAAACAAGAACCTCTTAGATAAGCAGAATGAATTTCAATATTAATATTTTTACGAAAATAATCTAAAATGATATCAACAAAATTGATCACCTCTTGAGAAAGTTTTATATCTTTCTCAAGACTAAAATTATTTTCCGAGTCAAGAGTGTAAGTCTTTCCCAGATTTTTCAGTTTCATTCAGATTCTTCTGTTCTCTTCTTCTTAGAACCAATGTTGTACTTGGTCTCAAGGATCCAGTCTTGCTTATCCTTATATGCCAAGACTTTGATCTGATTAAGTGGTGCAATATCTTGAATCTTCTCTACATCAACAATGCCAATAAGACCCCAATCAGCAAGCAGTTGAGCAATACGGTTCCGACGTTGGACATCGTTCTGTGTCAAGTTTGCATGTTTGCCATCAAGTGCAAACAATTCTTTAAAATGAACTAAAAAATATCTACCTTGCTTATGCAGAATGTGACAACTCTGATAGATCTTCTTTTCTTTTCTTGAAGCTACTCCAATACGTGTCAAAGTTTCACGAACTTTCAAAAAGTCATCAGGTTCATTAAGGACAATTTCCACCATTTGTTCCGGCATCCATGTCACTTCAGGTTCTCTAACCACACTCATGTTTTTCCTCCAGTTTCAAATTTCGATTTAATAAAATTGATTTGTTCTTGTGTGAGAATTTTCAAAGCTTGCTTTGCCTTTTCATTACTGTAACCATAATATCTTTTGACATAATCAAGGTCTTTGATCTTATCTTGTCGGAGCCAGGGAGAAAATCTCTTCTTTTTCCTAACGATATTTATAAGAAAATCATATTGAAGTTTCTTCGGAAGAAAGTGATACTTATTCATTTCATTAGCAAACATCAAAGTATCAATGTGTCCAGAAAAACAACGATTAACAATATAAGGGGGATATTCCTTCTCAATAGAAGGATCTTCATCAATCAAATGCTTCTTAGTTTGATTAATGGAATTGAGCCAATCTTTCAGTTCCATTGTTCTTCAATCGGAGTTTGTGGTGTGAGAGAGTAATTCGTAACTAAAAGTTCTGTCTTCACATTATCCTGAGTATTCTTATCACCACGATGAACCATAGAGTAACGTAGTTTCCAATATTCAAGATGATAATCCTTATACAACTCAAGCAACCGTTCATTCACATTGTAAGTGATCATAAAGTTATAAGGACATTCATAAACTTTTTCGGCAAACACTTCGTGGTCAAATGATTTATGCATCTCACGATTCTTCCCATACAGAAAGTCTTTGATATCATAAGGAGGATCAAGAAATACAAAAGTATTTTCCGGTCCCTCAGCATTCATGACCTCAGAATAATCAATATTAGTAATCTTCCAATTCTTAATTATCTTGGAGAAATCTGCAAGTTTATCTGCACCAACCAAAGAAAAATTAGCATTAGCGGCAGTGCGTGAGAAAGTGCTGTTCTCGGTCAAACCAGAATAGCTGCACTTGTTCATAATAAAGAAAGCAACTGCCTTCTGGAAATCATCATAGGTATCAATATCAGTGGCATACTGATTAAACAGTTCCTTCGCAAACTTATCCTTTTCTTCTTGTGTGCCACTCTCAAGCATCTTCTCTTTCTGCTCTCTGACACTCTCTGAGAGGTCCTGACCACGATCACGCAGTTGAATCCAGAAGTTATAGAGTGGCACATACAGGTCATTTACCCAAACAGGAATATCTGGATTTGCCTTGGTCACGTCAATGGCAATAGAACCACCACCAATGAATGGTTCACGATACTCGGTGATTACTTTCGGATACCACTGAGAAAGAGTTTTAATTGCTTTGGACTTGCCTCCCGGATACCGAAGAGGTGTTTTCAGAGATTTCGGAGATTTCATAATCAGGTTCGTTATACTTCAAAAATTCCCAGAAAGTCAATTTCATTTCTTTCTGAGTCATACCGCAATGTCTTGCGGCAGTTGGTAAATTCATTGTAGCACGAAAGAGTGCTTCATTTGCCTCTTGGACATTCTGTGGTGTAGTCTTGACTCTCATAATCCATATCCTTTATTTCTATGCAGAAGAACTCCATCAACCTTATTCAGCAGTTCTTGCATATCCTGATGCAATACACGATATCCAGTTCCAACATAAAGTTGACCAAGGACTACCGCAACAGTGGCAGTTCCCCAGAAGACATAATAAAACTTGGATTTAACTTGTGCTCTTAATTTTGTTTTCATTTGAATTCACACTCCACCATCAGTTCAGTTAGACATGCAAGCATATTTATTTCTTGATCCGCCACGAACGCACCCTGATACTGATACTTAGCCAGAACAAGCACAGCAGCAGGAATAGAACCCGGAACCAGGGAATCATAAAGAGCATCGTAAATACGACGCAATAGAACAGAAGTATCGTTATCCAGGTTAGAAACAATCCACTTCCGGACTTCAGAGAAATTTTTCTCTTTAAGGTTTTTAATAAGATCATTTACTGCAACATCAGAGAACGTGGCAAGAATGCCAGAGTCAATTTTTCCACTGACAGAATATCGTTGACATTCATTAAGCACTCTCCTCCAGTCAGGAAAATGCTTATTGATAAGTTCTACCAGGACCTTGTTATCATATTCAATACCTTCTGCACCCAAGATTTCTTGGATACGCTTGAAGAACTGGGCGGCAATGGTTTGTCTATCTTTTCCTCTGATTCCGAATTCAACCACTGTGCAACGGGAATGAAGTGGTTCGAGGATTTTGTTTTTGTAGTTGCAGGTGAAGATGAATCTACAGTTACCAGCAAACTCCTCAATAAACGCCCGTAAGAGGAGTTGTACATCGTTGGACGTGTTATCAGCTTCGTCAATAATGATGACTTTGTGTTTTGCATCTGAAGAAAGTGAGACGGTCGAAGCGAAATTTTTCGCATTGTTTCTGACCGTATCGAGAAAACGTCCCTCATCGGATCCATTGATGACATAATAATCTACCCCCAGTTGATTGCATAGTGCCTTTGCCACTGTGGTCTTACCAATACCTGGAGGACCTGCCAGAAGCATGTTAGGAATCTCTCCTTTATCTAGGAAAGATTGAAACGTTTTTTTGGTATTGTCAGGAAGTATACACTCTTCAATTGTCTTTGGTCGATATTTTTCAACCCAAATAAAATCACTCATAGCAAAAAATTAGAATTAATCAATAAGAGAGAAACCTTCCATATTGGTGATAGCCAATAAAGTTTCTAAAGGAATCCATGCAGGATTCTCTTCTTTAAACTGAACTTGAACTTCGGTAATAACTCGTTCAAGTTGTTTGTCATATGTTTGTCTAGTATTTTTAACAAGACTTAGTGGATTTTCTATACCCATTTTGGTTTACGTTCAGGAATACGTATGTAATTATCGCACACCCATGATTTAGATGCAATATATCTTTTGTAGGCTGTGAATGTATCTATTGTATCATCAAACTTCCATTCATCAGGCATGGCACGAGAGAAATTTTTTGCCTGTGAATGACAAGTAATTGCCAGATCTGTCTTACGATGAAAAAGTTTTTTAGCTTCAAATAAAGTATGAGCACACGTATGAATCTTACCATATCTATGATAATATTCACTTGTTAATGCACAACCATGTTGAATCAACCAAGCAGTATTATACAAAGTTTCTGCAGCCCATTTAGTTGATGGATGATTACGAAAAGCACCTTTTTTTGTAGCATATGGAGTTCCATCTGCTTTTGGAATAGTGCCCCAATCATAATACCATTTTGAAAAAATGATAGAAAGCATTTGACAAGATTCTAAGGGCATTTTGACAATATGTTTGTCAGGTAATACCATTGCAGAATTTTTTGGACACTGCTCTGTGGCAAAAATATTCATTGTAAAGGTCGATTAAAAATTTCAGATACTATATCTGTAGCACCCATTGCCTCATACATGTAAGTAGCACCAGATCTAGGATTTGTGTGCTCTCCACATGTAAAAACATCACATACTGCCATACCGTTCTCTGGCCAAGTGTGAATACTAATGTGACTCTCAGCAAGGAGAGCGACAGCAGTTACACCTTGAGGTTGGAAC